TTTTTTAGCACTAGATCGCCCAGAAGATGTAAAGAAACTGCTGTCATTAGAGCTAACTGGTATCTGGGTTAACGAAGCAAGAGAGATTCCCAAGTCTATTATAGATGCGTGTACCATGAGAGTAGGTAGATACCCCTCAATGAGGGAGGGAGGACCGAGTTGGTACGGAGTTATCTGTGATACCAACGCTCCAGAGGAAGATCACTGGTGGCCCATCATGGCTGGCGATACTTTAGTACCAGAACACATTAGTAGAGAAGAAGCATTGATGTTAGTCAAGCCTGATAACTGGGTATTTTGGAATCAACCACCGGGAATGCTAGAAGACAAAAACGAACAACACGAAATTGTAGGATATAAAAGTAATTCACTTGCCGAGAACAAGAAACATATAACCCCAGACTACTACAAGAATGTAGTAAATGGTAAGACTCGTTCTTGGATTGATATATATGTAATGAATAAGCTAGGTAGATTGGATGATGGCAAGCCTGTATACCCAGATTTTAACAAGTCTACCCACGTTGCGGAGGAATATATACCAGTTGCAAATGGTCAAACAGTCTATGTAGGTATGGACTTTGGATTGACACCAGCTGCCGTATTCGCCCAAAAAATTCGTGGGAGGTGGCACATACTTAAAGAAATAGTGTGTATAGACATGGGTATTGTTAGGTTTGCCGAGCTATTACGACAGGATATTGCACAGAATTATCAAGGATGTGACTTGCAAATGTGGGGAGATCCAGCTGGTGACTTCAGAGCGCAGACAGATGAAAGCACACCCTTCCAGATTATGCGAGGAGCTGGCGTTCAAGTCTATCCAGCACCTAGTAATGACGTATCACTAAGGCTTGAGTCTGTAAATGTAGGGCTTACTAGAATGTTAGAAGGAAACTCTGGTGTTATTATAGACAAAAGATGTAAGGAACTAATAGCTGGCTTTGAAGGTGGGTATCACTACAAAAGGATGCAAGTAACAGGGCAAGAACGCTACCATGAGTCACCAAATAAAAATAGATTTAGTCATGTGCATGACGCTTTACAGTATCTTATGTTAGGATCAGGAGAAGGTAGAGGTATTACACACGGAAACTTGCAACAGAAAGCGTTTCAAGTTAATACTTCTTTTAATCCTTTTGATAGGAAGAAACCAAAGAAGAAAGAAAGAAATTTTTGGAGTAAGTTTTAATGAGTAAGTCATTGTTAGAAAGATTAGGGTTAAGTGGGTACAACAAACCTAAGAAAACTCCTAGTCATAAAACAAAATCCCATGTAGTTGTTGCTAAATCTGGTGACACTATAAAGACTATTAGGTTTGGACAACAAGGTGTAAGTGGTGACAAAGATAATACTTCAAGATCTCGTTCATTTAAAGCAAGACATATGAAAAATATTAAAAAAGGTGTGCTATCAGCAGCATACTGGGCAAACAAGGTGAAATGGTAACATGAGTTTATTAGCAAACATAAGAAAGCGACAGAAGAAAGGTATCTCTAGGTCAAAGAAGAAGTCTACTATTAGTAAGAAAGCATACTCTTTGATGCAAAAAGGTTGGAAGAAATAATATAATGTGCGTTGTTATTGAAACAATTACATTTACCAATGGCGTAAGGATGGAATTATGTGTTTAAAAGTACCAAAGCCACCTAAAGAAAGTCAAGATGCAAAAGCAGCAAGAGCTGGACAATTAAAATCAGAACTTGATGAACGCACTAGACTTAAAGGTGAGCAAACAGAAGCAGCAAAACTACTACAGTCTGGCTTTGGTAGGCGATCTTTATTAACAGGATCAGGTGGAGGTAGGGGTTATCCTCTAGGTAAGTAGCATGGCTGATAAAGGCGATGACGTAAAGAGAATACTTGAGCGTTACAAAACTGCTGAAGGTAATAAATCTTTATGGGTATCTACATTTGAAGAATGTTATGAGTATGCACTACCACAAAGAGAAAGTTTCTTTTCAGAAAATCCTGGTGCTAATAGAACAGATAAAATATTTGACGAAACAGCTGTGGTTGGTGTGCAAGAGTTTGCATCAAGACTGCAAGCTGGGATTGTTCCAAACTTTGCCAGATGGGCTGACTTAGTTGCTGGAGGAGAAGTTGATAATGAGGAGAAATTAGATGTTAACAAAGCTCTTGACGATGTTACAGAGTATGTATTTGAAGTTCTGCAAAACAGTAACTTTAATCAAGAAGTACACGAAAGCTTTCTTGATTTGGCTGTGGGAACAGGTTGTTTACTTATTGAAGAAGGCGATGCCCTTAACCCAGTTACGTTTACAGCAGTTCCGCTCCCTCATGTATGCATGGATACAGGACCTAAAGACGATATTGATACGGTTTATAGGAAAAGACTAATACGCTGTAAAGATATTCTAATTGCATACCCTGATGCAGAGCTAACACCTCAAATGTTAAAGGATATGACAGAGAATCCTGACAGAAAAAAAGCATATATAGAAACTGTATACAGAGATTATGATGTATTACCTGATGAACGTAATCATTTCTGCGTTATATCTGAATCAGATAAAAAGAAAATAGTACATAGAACATTTGACGGAGTAGGATCTAATCCTTATATTTGTTTTAGATGGGGTAAATGTGCTGGTGAAACATATGGGCGTGGGCCTTTAATGAACGCAATGGCTGCAATTAAAACCACTAACCTAACAGTAGAAATGATTTTAGAAAATGCCCAGATGGCTATCTCAGGTATATATCAGTTGGAAGATGATGGTATTGTTAATACAGATACAATACAATTACTACCGGGTACGGTTATACCAAAAGCACCAGGTTCGGCTGGGCTTCAACCTATACAGTCTGCTGGTGATTTTAGAGTATCTGAGCTTATACTTTCAGATATGCGTAGTAATATTAAAAGAGCTTTATATAATGATATGTTGGGTGATCCAAACAGAACACCAGCCAGTGCAACAGAAGTTGCAGAAAGAATGGCAGACCTATCACGAAGAATTGGATCTGCCTTTGGTAGATTACAAGCCGAATTGGTCACTCCAATCTTACGAAGAGTTATATACATCCTTAAGAAACAAGGTAGGATCGAAGTACCACAAGTAAACGGAAGAGAAGTTAAAGTAGTAAGTATATCACCGCTTGCACAAGCACAGATGCAAACAGATATAGCTTCCGTAGATCGTTTTTTAGAATTAGTTATGGCTAGATTTGGTCCACAAATGTTACCAATGTTAGTCAAAGGGAATGAAGTTGCTAAGTTCCTTGCTAAGAAGTTTTCTGTACCAGAAGATTTACTTATGACTGATGCTGATCGTCAACAAATAATGCAACAAGCGCAACAAATGGGAGCTATACCAAATGCCACAAACGAAGAAGAAGATCCTCGGACCTGACGGTTACGAGAGAACACCAGAAGAAGAAAAACATCTTAACGATTTAATCGTTACCACATTTAATACACAAGCTGGAATAGAAACTTTAAAGTATCTTAAATCTATTACAACAGAAAGAGTATCTGGTCCTGATATACAGGCAAATCACTTGTTCCATAACGAAGGAGCAAGGTTTGTTGTTGCTATATTAGAAACAAGAATTAGACAATATGAAACTCTTAAACAAGGAGAGAAATAATGTCAGAAGAATCACTCGTAGATGTAAATGCAACCCCTGTTGCAGAGGAGTCTGGGGATCATCCTCCCACACTTGCACCAAACGAAACTCAGACTCCGCCTTTACCTGATGGTATACCAGAAAAATTTATAGATAATGGTGTAGTTAAGATAGAAGACTTAGCTAAGTCCTATAAAGAATTAGAATCTAAGATTGGTAAAAGTAAAGATGACTGGAAAGAAGAATTAGTTGGTGAGCTTAAAGCAGAGCAAATGAAAGACAGACCAGCAGATGAAGATTCATATACAGTACCGGAGATTGAAGGCTTTACTCAAGAAGAAATACTAAGCAATCCTTTACTAGACTGGTGGAAGAAAACAAGTTTTGAATCTGGTTTTAGTGATGAGCAATTTCACGAAGGCATTAAACAGTTTGCTGATTCTGGAGTTGAAGAAGTAGACCTAAATGCAGAAATAGCCAAACTAGGTGAAAATGCACAAGCAAGAATAGATAGTGTAACTGGCTGGGCTACTAAAAATCTTACAGAAGATGAGCAAAGAATAGCTGTAGATATTGGTGCTAGTGCAGAAGGTGTTAGATTCTTAGAGAAAGTAATGAATATGAATAAGACATCTATATCTGGTGTTGATAAAATAGATAAGGGTACTGGTAAACTAACGATAGCTGACTTGCGGGCTAAGATGCAAGATCCTAGATACCATGATCCACAACGTAGAGATCAAAGTTACATAGATGAGATAGAAAGAGGATTCCAAAGTTTAGCTGATGGGAATTAAAATACAACAACCAGATGTTGAAATGGTTATGGATCTTGCTGATAATTTATGTGAAGAAGATATTGTTGAATGTGAGTTGTTTGGGTGCAGTCCACAAGAAGCTTGTATGCAAGCACTCATAAAAACAGACCAAGATGTTTGTTGGATGGCTACTAGAAACGATGTACCGTTATGTATGTGGGGTGTTCATAAAGAAAACCCTCCTGTTATACTAGGCAAAATGTTTCAAACATCTGGTAGAGTATGGATGTTAATGGCTAAAGATGTATCAAGGCTAGATAAGTTTACAATACTAAGAGAGTCTTTAAAGTGGGTAGAAATCTTTAACTCACACTATGATTTGTTATTTAATATTGCAGATTCTAAAAGGCAAGGTATTAAAAAGTTTCTTAAATTTGCTGGCTTTGACATACTAGACTTTACAGAGCCACCATATAGTACGGACCATATATACTTTGTGCGTTGTAACCCTAAAGATAATGTTATTCATTGAGCTTAACTGCCCAAAAGTATATGGACAACCCTATTAGGATAATTGTACCCAGCACTCACGGATAACAGGATGTATAATTTAACTTTAAACTAGGAGAAGATTAATGGCATTAACCATTGACCAAGCGTTTATAACGCAATTCGAAAGTGAAGTTCATCTTGCTTACCAAAGACAGGGTGCTAAACTTAAGAATACTACAAGACAAGTCAATAATGTAACTGGTTCTACTGCACGCTTTCAAAAAGTAGGCAAAGGAACTGCTGTTACTAAGTCTCGTCACGCTGAAATATCTAGCATGGACATCACACATACTAATGTAGATGTATCATTAACAGATTTTTATGCAGCTGATTACATTGACACACTCGACCTACTTAAAACTAACATTGATGAAAGACAAGTTGTTGCAACAAATGCAGCAGCAGCTCTAGGTCGTAAGACTGATGACATCATCATTACAGCTTTAGGTGGCGCTGGCAATTCCATAGCACATGGATCTGCTGGATTAACAAAAGCAAAAGTTCTACAAACATTTGTTGGTATGAACGAAGCTGACATTCCTGATGATGGACAAAGATATTTTGTTGTATCACCAGAAGGTTGGTCTGACTTGCTTGCGATTAATGAGTTTGCAAATATGGACTACATTGGCCCAGGTCAACTTCCGTTCCCATCTGGCGTAACTGCTAAATCATGGCTAGGATTTAACTGGATGCTACACTCTGCATTACCTAAGACTGGTAATAACAGAGATTGCTTTGCATACCACAAATCTGCTATCGGTGTAGCAACAGGCTCAGATGTAAGAACAGAAGTTAATTACATACCTGAAAAAGTTAGTAACCTTGTTACCTCATATATGTCTATGGGAGCTGTCGCTGTCGACACTTCTGGCATATATAAAGTAACCATTGACGAAACAGCTTAAGGAGAATAGAACATGGCTTTAACACTTAGTGAATTAAAAAAAGTCGGTGGCTCTTCACCAGCAATATGGTACTACAAATCTACGGATGCTGTAGGTACTATTTCCGGCTCTGGTTATTTTAACAACGCTACTAATGAGCTTAAACAGTTTGATATAATTTTAACTGTTTCAGCAACAGGTGGCACTGCCGCTGTTGACGTACTTACTGTATCTTCAACATCTGGTAATGCAACTGTAACGACTGCTGCGTTAGCATAACTTAAAGGATTTAGGGAGGGTAGCGATTGCGCCCTCCCTTTATTTGAAATAAATGGCATCAACAGCTTCAACAAGCGACATAGACATTGCATCAAGAGCATTAGTATTGATAGGCGCAGAGCCTATTTCGTCTTTTTCAGGAACAACAACAGAATCACAAGTAGCTACAAACCTATACGAAGATATAGTTAGGTCCTCCTTAACTCAAACTCGTTGGAGATTTGCTAGTAATATTGCACAACTATCAAGACTAACAGACGTTCCTGTAGATGAAAACAAATATGCATCAGCATATCAAATACCAACAGAATCATTAATAATACATGGTATAGCTGTCAACGGACAGCAAATAGACTACGATATATTTACAAAGAAAATATTTTGTAATGCAAATACAAACGATATTGTTATAGGTGAATACACTTATAGACCAGACACAACAGAATTTCCTCCATATTATATACTTGGCTTACAGTTTCATTTAGCTTCTGTATTTTCTGGAGCAATAGCAGAAGATGAAAACAAGTCTTTACTCTTTGAGCAAAAAGCACAGCAACAATATATGATTGCTAGAAATATAGACTCACAACAAACAACAACAGAAAGACTTAACCTTAACAGATTTTCTACTTTCAGAGGTAACACACGCACACTATCTAGGAAATTCTAATGGCTAAAAAAATAAAATTTGTTCAAACTAATTTTACTGCTGGCGAATTAGATCCCAGAATGAAAGCAAGAATTGACGATCCATCGTATGAAGGTGGCTGTCTTAAGCTTAGAAACGCAGTTTTAACTTCGCAAGGCTCTGCCTTCCGCAGACCAGGAACACTATTCGTTGACTCTCTATCAGCCTCAAACGTTGATGAGGTAAGGTTAGAGTCTTTTATATTTTCTGAAACACAAGAATACTTGTTTTGTTTTGAAGTAGGTAAGCTAACTGTATATGAAATAAACAATACTACTGGAGCTACAACAAAAGTAGGATCTTCTGTTACTACATATACACTAGGATCATCAACACCAACACTTCCTATAACATCTTCTAATATAAGAGAGTTTACTTTTGCACAGCAAGGAGACACTTTTATTATATGTCACAATACATTTACTCCTATTATAATACAAAGAGCAAGTGCTACAAGTTTTACAGCTAAAGCTTTAACATTCAAAGTTTCTTCTAACAATGAGGAAACATATCAACCTTACACAAAGCTGGCAGATAGTGACGTAACAATATTACCTAGCTCCAATATTGGATCAATTACACTAACTGCCAGTGAATCTATTTTTACATCAGAATGGGTAGGCGAGTCAATACAATGGCATGGAAAGGAAATATTAATATCTGCTTATACTAGCGGAACTGTAGTAACTGGTACAGTTAAAGATAGACTTGAAATTGAATTAGGTCTTAATCCTTTTCGTTCTATATCTGGTACAAATACAGTAGAGATAACATTAGTTAATCATGGATTTGCAGCTGGAGATAAAATATCTTTAGAAGGATTTGCTGGAGAACCCGGTCTTATTAATAGATCTGGATTAAATGGTACATTTCAAATAGGTCGTATTGTTAATGACGATGCG